TTAGAGCAGGCCCAAGCTCGTAGCAACATCGGCGCAGTCGCCTCTGCCGACGTCGGTGACACCAGCACCGATTTCGTCGCCATCTTCGAAACCGCCCTGGCAGCTTGAGGATGAACTGAGCCATGAGTCTCGTTTCCCAGCTCAAGACGCTGGCCACCCGGGTCGGCACCGAGATCAAGGGGCTGGTTCGCCCCGACCATCCCGGTCTGGCCCGTGCCTGGGTGAACTTCGGCTACGTGGGTAGCGCCATCCAGATCAGCTCGTCCCACAACGTGGCCGGCGTCGCGCGACTGGCCGCAGGCCGATATCGAGTAACTTTCTCCACGCCGTTTGCCGATACCAATTACTGCTGGCTGGCCTTTGCCCGCAGCAACACGAACAGCAACACCCAACGCATGGCGATTATCCGGGCAACCACCGATACCAAAACATCCGCCTACGTCGAAGTGATTTGCGCCACCGCTACCGGCTCTCTGGCCGACACCACCGAGTTCAATCTCATGGTCTTCCGCTGATGGCCCACACCCAGGAACAACTCATCGCCTTGGAAACAGCGCTCACCAAAGGTGAGAAGCGCGTCACCTTCGGCGACAAGACTGTCGAGTACCGCACGGTGGATGAACTCAAGGCTGCCATCGAAATGGTAAAGCGGGATCTCCATAACCAGGCGGTCGCCAGCGGTCTCTGGCCAGGTACGCCTCGCCAGATCAGGATCACCACCTCGAAGGGCTTCTGATGCACTGGCTGAAACGCATGAGCCGCCGACTCTTCGGTGGCTCGCCGATCCACGAAGCTGTAGGTTCCGGTCGTCGGGCGCTCGCCTGGATGCCGAGTAATCCCGGCGCGGTGGCTGCACTCTACGCGACGCAGACTGATCTGCGTGCCAAGAGCCGTGATCTTGTGCGGCGGAACGCATGGGCCAATGCCGCACTGGAATCCTACGTGGCCAACGCCATCGGCACCGGCATCAAGCCGCAGTCGATGGTGGCTGACGCCGACCTCCGCGAGCGTATCCAAGCGCTGTGGCGCAACTGGACGCTGGACGCCGATGCGGCGGGTCTCACCGATTTCTATGGCCTGCAGGCGATGGCCTGCCGCGCCATGCTGGAAGGAGGCGAAGCGCTGGTGCGCATTCGCTACCGACGGCCAGAAGATGGCCTGCCGGTGGCGATCCAATTGCAAGTGCTGGAGCCCGAGCACCTGCCGGTGACTCTCAACACCACGGCGGACAACGGCAACCTCATTCGCGCTGGCATCGAGTTTGATCGTCTCGGGCGAAGAGTGGCTTATCACCTCTACCGTTCCCACCCGGAGGATGGGGCCATGAGCCCAATGTCCGGGGCAGGTGGTATGGAAACCGTGCGAGTGGATGCCGGTGAAATCCTGCATCTCTTCCGACCCCTGCGTCCCGGCCAGATCCGGGGCGAACCGTGGCTCGCGCGTGCCTTGGTGAAGTTGAACGAACTCGACCAGTACGACGACGCCGAACTTGTCCGCAAAAAAACAGCCGCCATGTTCGCTGGCTTCATCACGCGGCTTGCCCCCGAAGACAACCTGATGGGCGAGGGACTGGCCGACGGAAACGGCGTGGCCCTGGCCGGGCTGGAACCTGGCACCTTGCAAATTCTTGAACCCGGTGAGGACGTGAAATTCTCCCAGCCGGCCGACGTCGGCGCCTCCTACGCCGACTTCCTGCGCATGCAGTTTCGGGCCGTGGCCGCTGCCATGGGTGTCACCTACGAGCAACTTACAGGGGATCTCACCCAGGTCAATTACTCCTCGATCCGTGCTGGTCTGCTGGAATTCCGTCGCCGCGTCGAAGCCTTGCAGCACGGCGTAATCGTCCATCAGCTGTGCCGCCCGATTTGGCAGGCATGGATGGAGCAAGCGGTGTTGGAAGGCTCGCTGGTGCTTCCTGGCTATGCACGGGGTGGTACTACAAAGCGCCGTGAATACCTCGCCGTGAAGTGGATTCCCCAAGGCTGGCAATGGGTCGATCCGAAGAAGGAGTTCGACGCCATGCTCACCGCCATCCGGGCAGGATTGCTCTCCCGGTCGGAGGCGATCTCCTCCTTCGGCTACGACGCCGAGGACGTCGATCGTGAGATCGCCGCCGACAACGCACGCGCCGATGGCCTGGGACTGGTGTTCGATAGCGATCCACGTAACGACAAGACGGCTCCAACTACGCCAGCCACACCGATTCAACCTTCGGAGAACCCTTGACATGCTTCTACCCCACATGGCGTCCCGCCTCTACGGGATGCCGCTCCTCATCGCCCGTTCCAAGCTCGACGTAATCCTCTCGGTACTCGGCGAACGGATTGGCTGGCCGGAGCCATCCGCTGCGCTGCCGGTGCTGGCACCACGGCCACGTGCTGAGGCACCGCCAGGCATCGCCATGATCCCGGTCTACGGGACACTGGTGCGTCGCACCGTGGGTCTGGAAGCCGCCTCTGGTCTCGCGTCATACGGCGACATTGCCGCAATGATGGATGCGGCTATTGCCGATCCTGGCATTGATGGAATTCTGCTGGAAGTCGATTCCCCAGGCGGCGAGGCAGGCGGCGTATTCGAGTTGGGCGAGCGCATCCGTGCAGCGGACGCCGTGAAACCGGTCTGGGCGATCGCTTCGGACTCAGCCTTCTCGGCCGCCTATGCCATCGCCTGTGCAGCCTCGCGCCTCGCGATCACCCGCACCGGCGGGGTCGGCTCCATCGGCGTGATCGCCATGCACGTCGACCAGTCAGTCCGCGATACCCAGCAGGGCTACCGCTACACAGCGATCACAGCCGGCAACCACAAAAACGACTTCTCGCCCCACGAACCCCTTGACCAGGAAGCTGGCGCCCGCCTGCAGGCCGAGGTCGATCGACTCTACGGGATGTTCGCTGATCACGTCGCCTCGATGCGCAAGATCACCCCGGAAGCTGTTCGCGCTACCCAGGCGAGGCTTTATTTCGGGGACGAAGCAGTCGGAGCAGGTCTTGCCGACGCGGTCGCCAGTCTCGATACCGTCCTCACCGATTTCAGCCATTTCCTCGCCGCCCGTCGCAGCCCCTTGGTCATCCAGCCAGGGTCTACCCGAGCAATTTCCGCATCCCATCAAAAGGAGATAACCAAGATGCAATCCAACGCAACCCACGAAGACCGTCATCCAATTAAATCTGATACCGATCCTGAGCCAGACCTACCCGATCCGTCTGCGCCGAAGCCGTCCGAACTGGACGAGGTGAAAGCTGTGCGAGCCGATGCTCTGGCGATCGCCGAGCTCTGTCAGCTGGCTGGCGTACCCCACCGCACCGCCGAGTTCCTCGCCCAGGGGGCGAGCGAATCTCAAGTGCGCCGGGTACTTCTCGCGGCGCGGGCAGAGAGCATCGAGATTACCTCGACCATCGCCCCCGATGCCGCGCCGACCAAGCAGTCCAACGCCGCCAATCCCATGTTGGCTGCCATCAAGAAACTCACTGGAAAGGATTAATCCATGCCCGTTATAACCGAAGGACTCAACCTGGGTGATCTCCTCAAGTACGAGGCCCCAAATCTCTATTCGCGCGACCAAGCAACGGTTATCGCCGGCCAGAACCTTCTGCTCGGCACTGTCGTCGGGGCGGAAACCGCGACGTCCAAACTGAAGACGCTCGATCCGACCGCCACGGACGGCACCGAGCTGGCCGCTGGGGTACTCGCCCTGGATGTCGATGCCACCCTGATCGACCGGGATGACGCGATCCTCGTCGCCCGCCACGCCATCGTCAGTGATACCGCACTGACCTGGCCTGCCGGCATCACGCCGACCCAGAAAGCCACCGCCATCGCCCAGTTGAAGTCCCTGGGCATTCTCGTTCGCAAAGGAGTCTGACCATGCAGAACCCATTTTCCTCGCCCGCCTTCACGATGGCGAACCTCACGGCCGCCATCAACCTGCTGCCCAACCGATACGGTCGGCTGGAGTCGCTCAACCTGTTTCCCGCCAAACCCGTCCGCTTCCGCCAGATCCTGATTGAAGAACGCAACGGCGTGCTGAACCTGCTGCCGACGTTGCCGGTAGGCAGCCCCGGCACGGTTGGCGTGCGCGACAAGCGCAAGATGCGCTCCTTCATCGTGCCACACATCCCGCACGACGACGTCGTGCTGCCAGAAGAAGTCCAGGGCATCCGCGCCTTCGGTTCGGAAACGGACATGGAGACCATCGCTGGGGTATTGGCCCGCCATCTGGAAACGATGCGTAACAAGCACGCCATCACGCTCGAGCACCTGCGCATCGGGGCACTGAAAGGCGTGATCCTCGATGCCGACGGCAGCACCCTCTACGACCTCTTTGATGAGTTCGACATCACCCCGAAGTCGATCAATTTCGTGCTGGCTACCGACACGACAAACGTGCGCCAGAAGTGTATCGACGCGCTGGCCCACATCGAGGAAAACCTGCAGGGCGAGTTCATGACCAGCGTGCGCTGCCTATGCTC